CCTGAGTGGGCTGCGGGGGATCTGGGATTCTTTCCCGAATCTCAGAGGCAATGTCTTGATCTACCATGACCCTCACGTTTCTACACGCGAGGGCCCAGCGCTTGAGACGAGCCAAGCCGCCGAACCTCGTGAGAGGCTTGGCGGGCTTGACGCTCAGACGCCGGAACACGGCAGATCTCTTATTCCTGTCTGGTCTACCCGCGACCCTCTTCCGCTGGAACTTCTCTCCTTCAACGAGTCTCAGTTCACTTTCGATGCACTGACACTTGAAGGACTCAAAGGACTCCAGCGGTACAGATACCAAGTCTGCGCCCAATGGCGCGAGGTCCTGGTCGACGGCTTTCGCCGCCTTCCAGTAAGCTCTTGGCTTGGGGACCTGTACGAGGGGACGCGGGTAGAGGCCCACCTCTCGGAACGGTTTCTTGCCAATGAGAGCAGCTCCGATCTCGGCACTCGGCCCCCTGGAAACCAGGGCGCCGAGGCGAGACCGGAGACTGCGACCAACGGCAAGACCGCGACCCGTGTAGCCAAGTCCCCCGGCCTCCACAGGAATGTGGAGCCGGGGATCGCACTTGATCCACGGGAAGCGGCTCTTCATCACCCTCTCCATCCGGCGCAACCAGAGGTTCTCAAGTCTCGGGTCCGCCTCCACCGGGGCCCGAAGGCCCGGAGGAGGGATGGAGGGGGGTACAAAGAGAGTCATTCCGTCTTCACAGTTCTCCCGGGGAAGGGCGAGGATCTCACAGGCCGTCCACGAGTGGTCCGCCCTAAAGGTCTTCCCCTTGTTGAGTTGGGCGCCCACGGAGGCGACACGACTGGCATAGATGTCAAGCGCATCGGATCCAATCCGGTGCCGGCCAACCGCGTCATCGCCGTGAGTCAAGGATCGGCTAAACCTGCCGACCGCCCAAGCACTCACCCAGGAGAGAACTACGAAGCTGAGAGGTGTGCCCATCGGACTCCCTCTGGAGAACACGACTTCCCCGAATGGATCGGGAAAGCTCCAAGTCGTGTTCCCCACCAATCCGAGCGACCGTCTCGCCATGAGATGATCCGCAGTGCGGATCGCCCCACGGCGGACGAGCGCTTCGATGACTACCTCAACCGCCGCGTGCGACAACCCGTCCGTCGCCTTGGAAAGATCCAGGGAGCGGAAGGTGTGCCCGTGGCGGTAGTGGAGACCATTGGGAATCTCGCGGGATTCGGAGTCAATCGTCCAGTGCCCAGGAGGCAACAGACGGGACGACTCGCGAATCCAGCTTCCTTCTACGAAGGTCCGTGCGTCGGGAACACCGACGACACGCACCTTGTAACCGGGGGCCCTGAGCGCGGTTG